CTCACCAAAAGCAGCACCAGCACCACCTGACATACCACGTTGTTCCGCAGTAGCAGTTGGAAGACCACTTCCGAGTGTGTGAGTTGTATCGCCATCACCGATGTCACCATCAGTATCAGCATCAGTCAAGCCTTCAAGACCAGTAGTTCCAGCCTCTTGAGTACCAGTACCAGAGAATCCAGTATTAGCTTCGTCGAACAGAGCTTCTGTTCCACCTTGAGTTGAGTATTTTGACTTCATTGCGAAGATAAGACCAGTAGGTCCACTCATTGGCTGAACGCCAGCGATATCATAAGCAATAAGGTTAGGCATTGCACGTCTAACAAGAGAAATAAGTACAGGATCAAAGTTAGCAATTGATGCACCAGTAGCGTTAGCGTGTGCTTCGTCAATTTGACCAAAACTTTGTTGTACTCTTTCTTCTTTTAGAGCTGCTTCTTGGTTTTCAAGAAGTCTTGCAGTAACAGCCTTTCGGTATCTATCGTCGATACCAGGAACATCTCCATGTTCCAAGACGGGAGACCATTTCTCCATTAATTTTTCGTCTGCACTAAACATTTTTTGTTTACCCCTATAAGTTTGAGTTATTTAATGTGTTTACTAATAGCTTGAGTATATGCATTCATTAGATTAGAAGATTCTACTAAAGGCTCTTCCTCACCAACTAAAGCATCAGATTCATCTACTGATTCGCTAACTTCTTTTTCGAAGTAAGATTCTTTAACGGTTTTAACTTTCATTTCAAAAGTTTCTGCGTCATCAAAATCGATATCTTCTACCAAAGATGCTAATTTTTCAGCTTCTGTTTCTGCCAAGCCCGAAGATTGTCTTCTTACAATATCAGCTCTTTCGAAAGATTGAGCTTTTTCATGCAATCCGATATTATCTTCTGTGGTTTTATTGAGTTGTTCTTCAAGTTCAGCAACTTGATCAGCTAAATCGTCGATCAGGTCAGCTTTCCCTTCAGGAACTTCAATGTAATGTTCCTTGAATACTGATTGTAAAGAATCCATAAATTGCTCAGCGATTTCAGTCCTAAGACCTTGCTCGATTGCAACTTCGTTTTCCTTAACCCAATTCTCAACTACGTAGTTAAGATATGAATCTACTTTATTAACAAGTGATTCATTTAGGTCGTTTACTTCAGACTCAAGATTTTGCGCATATTCTGATTCTAATCTATCGATCTCAGCACTTACTTTTGATTTGTAAGCAGCTTCGAAGATAGCACCAGCTTTGTCACGGAATCCATCAGATAATGTAGCCTCTTCTGATACGATAAGATCAAGGTCTTCACCGAAATCTACATCTTTAACTTCATGTTCAGTAGATTCAGATTTAACTGCTTTCTTCTGTCCATCGTCTTCAGATACTTGCTTCACCATCTTAGCGAACAACTGTTGCGCTTCGTCTTTTCTCGCTTTCTTTAGCATTTCTAGAGCAGCGTTAATTACACCAGCTTTAGTTTTAGGAATTGCGATTTCTTCGACTTCGTCCTCGTCGTCTTCTTCATCATCTTCTTCAGATGACTCATCAACTTCTTCTTCGTCGTCAGAGTCCTTTTCGTCCTCTTCTTCGTCTTCCTTTACTTTAGCTTCTGCAACTTCAACTTCCTCTTCAACAACTTCATCTGCAACCTCAGAGATTTCTTCTTCAGTTACTGATTCGTCTTCAACGCCTTCAGCGACAACTTTTTTAATTTCATCTGTCATTGACATTTTATTGTCCTCTTAAGTTTTGAGTTTATTAAAGTTTAGAGAGGAAATTTTTAAACGCTTTAATCTCTGCTTCAGCTAAATGCTTAGCGGGAGTACGTTTTATTTCAGTCTCAATTTTTTCAATTTCTTGCGGCTGCAGGATACCATTATTCCATATCCATTCAACACCTTCCATAACACCGTTAACAAAAGCTGACGGTGCAGAAGGGTCTTGAACGATATCCACGGAGGCTAACATAAAGTCATCCTTCACGTACATGGTTCCGTTTTTGTTCGCAAGAGTTCCCATACCACGACTAGATACACCAAGCTTAACGCCACCTTCAAGAAGACCTTCGACGATCTTACCCATAGGAGTTTTAAGAATTGATGCTTTCCCCATAACATCATTCCCTTGGAATTCCAAGTTTGTGATCTTATGTGAAACCTTGTCAAGGTTTACTGTTGGTCCTTCCGGATGATTTAGTTCTCCAACAGCTCTCCCTGCTGAAACCTGCTCTTTAACATATTTGTTAACTGCAGATTCCAAAATCTTTTTCTCGTAAATTCGGCCGTTTCTATTTTTTTGTTCGGCCTGCATGAATACGCCTTCGATGACGTAGTTCTTTTCGCCATTCTTATTGGCTTCACATACAACATCTAAATTATTACTTACGTATTCTGATATTAGTTTCATTTAACTTCCTTTTTAGAAAGACCAGTAAGAACATTAAGTATTACCTTAGGATTCGCACCAGCATTCATTAATGCTTGATTGATGTCACCCCATTGGTACTTAAGCTTATCTCCAGATTTTGAGTATTTACCCGGACCTTCGCTTAAAAGTTCTTCTCTAATACTTTCTTCTAGTCTCATTTATAAACCTTCTTCGGTATTTACGATTTCTTGTTCTTCTTCAGCTTCTGGTAATTTCTTACCAATCTTAGAAGCCAATTCTATTTTCTTTGCATCTAAAGCAGCACTCATTTTTTGTGCTATAACAGATTCAAAGTCTTTACCGGCTGCGACATTTTCACCATCACCGATATTTTTTATCATATTTTCAATGCTCATATAATCCTCGTGTCAATATATATTTATAATAAATCAGTTTTCTACAGATCAAGATCATCGATGTCGTCACCTTCATCGTCGCCTTCACCCTCTATTTGCTTATCGATAGCAAGAATATCATCATCTGTTTGACGTAAAATATTCTTTCTAACCCATTCATTTGATATGTATTTACCTACATACTCATCAACTGAAGCAATAAGCTCGAACCTTTCACGGACTATTTCCGCTTCTTTCAGTTCACTAAAGTAATTGTCTTCAATAAAATCAAAAACAATTTGTTCTTTCCATTCTTCCCAATCCTTAGTAGTTATAATACCCTTAAGTAATAATTGAGTTTTAAGTGTTTGCATAAACACGTCGGAAAATCTTTTTCTACATCTATCAATGAATTTCTTAAATTTAACTTCATCTCTAGAAATTTCAGTAGATCTACCTAAAGCAAAGGTAGATTCCTGTTCTAATCTGTTAATAGGTACATTAAGAGCCCTATATAATTTCTTTTGGAAGTATATAATATCATCAATCTGACCTAGGTTTTCTCCACCAGGTAGCGTTGATATTTCAGTACCTCTACCACCTTCTCTTCGTGGTAGGAAGAAATCTTCCAACATTGACATATGTTTTTTATCATCTTTAATGTCACCTGTTGCAGCGTCATAAACCAATTTATTTCTATATTGATTCATGATATTTCTTAGGTATTCTTCTGCCTTACCTTTTGGTAAGTTACCTACATCAATATAAAAAATTCTTCTTTCTGGTGCCCTTGAAATTCTGTATATAACCAAAGAATCTTCCATCATTCTTAATTGGTTAACAGGCTTAATTGCTTTCTGCAAATAAGATAAAATTCTTTTACGTCCAGCATCTAACATACCGGATGTGCAATATATAATAGCATCAGGATGTATTTTCAATCCTTGATCTGCCATATTCATTTTCTTATCTTGAAATAAGAAATATTCTTCTTGCTTTACAACAAGTTTAGCACCGGTTTTTTGATCTACTTTTTCTTCAACTTCTTTTACTTTTCTAAGTTGAATTGGATCAATATATCTAAGTTCTTTTATTCCAGCCTTTGGATTTTTATCATTTATAATAACATGATACGGTAATCTTCCATCAATATACCATTTTCTAAATATATCATGCCCATAAGAATTGAATTGTAGTAATGATAATACCTTACTAAATTCTTCTCTAACTGTTTCTTTTATTTTATCAGATGTATCTAACTTATCTAATATAATATTTACTGGTGCTTCATTATGATCACCAACTATTGCTTCATTAACAATATCTTCTACGGCCGCATCGCATTCTGGTTGAGCAGCAATGTCTCTATATTTGAGTATTTGATCAACTTCATTTTGAGCTTTATCTGCGTCTAAATCTAAATATGCACCAAAGTGACCCCCTGAGTTAATAACCCCAGCGCCATCACTATCTGTACTTGGTACAATAGATACAGGTTCGGCTTCTTTGCCGTTTTTTCTATTGATTTCGAATCCGAAAAATTCTGCCATACTATCTCCATAATATCAGAGGGGAACTTAATCCCCTCGTCTATTATATTTATACTACTTTAAGAAGTGGTATTTGATTCCCAGTATTGAACTTGTAGTTCAACGGTGAACTCTTCAATAGTATTTTCACTATCATAGTTTAAATCGATAGTTGAAATACTTGAAGGCCAACATCCTCTGAAATCATACTTCTTAGTAACTTCACCAGCTTTGTTAAGCTGTTCAACTACTACGTCAGAAATATAATCGTTCATATTTGCTAGACCAGTATTTGTTGCAAAGTTATTAATACCATTAGCCCATGATTCAAACGCATTTCTAACTGTAAAGTTAGAGTCATTAATAATTGTTAATGATAATGGTTCAAATGTTCTATCACCTGCCATTTGAAGCTGTCTGCCTCTAAATGGAATAGCAATAGGTGCTATGGTTGATGATGGTACTTGTACTCCTTTACATAAGAAAGAAGTTAATTCCATATCAGGGTTTACGTAACTAGGAAAGTTTACTGTCGCTTTAAATAAATTAGCTCGAGCACCACCGCCAGTAAGTTTGGATTTAAAATCGTCTACTCCTAAAATTGCCATGATGACCTCCTATTACGCCGAAGTACCAGCGATCTCGTTAAACTCGACCCCTGATCTTGTTGCTACGAAATTCAAAGTAATAAAGTTAATCGATTTGTTAGGCTTAATAAAAATATCAGCTACAAATTGATTGGAATCAATTACTTGACTTGTATTGTTAGTATTATCGCAGACTACTAAGAAATCACTTAGTCCTCTACGTCCTTTTACGTCTCTCAAAAATGGTTCAACCAAGTTTTTGAATTGAGCTCTAGTGAACTCATCGTTAAATTCAAATAACTGTGCTTTAGCCGCAGTTGAGATTGCCTTTTCCAATGTATTAAATAATCTTCTAACATTGATTCTATCGAATGCTGAAGGTTTACTTAATAGTGTTCGATCTCCAAACAGGATTGTTCCTTGTCCAGGGAATGATACAATTGGGTTTGCTCTTGCTTTATATAGAGTATCTCTATCAGCTTGCTTAGGATTAAATGCTAATTTGGTCACGCCCAATAATTGACCACGATTTACGCCAGCAGGCGAGAACCATGCATCAGCAATTTGGTCTGTGTTAGCACAAAGTCCAGCAACATGTCCAGCAGCTCCAATATAACGATACTTATCATTGTACTTGTCATAGACATACAATGCTGTAGAATCGCATGAAGCATAAGAACTTGAAGTTAGAGAATCCACAAATGCTTTAACATCCGCAGCCGGAGTTGAAGACCCTTGTGAATCTGCAATTGGAGGTGATACAAAAGCCATACAATCTTTTCTTTGATTAGCAATAGAAATTAGATCATTAGCTATTGTGTTAGCTCCGTTTGCATCAGGTACTCCAAACAATAGATTAACATCTACTGTTTCAGCATCTTCCAATAAGTCATAAGCTAATGCTAGTTCAGCTGTAGTAGGAGTATTATCGTCCGTTCCACCTGAAAGACTTATAGAGTCAACTGTATCAAATCCTCCAGCAAGTGAAGTAGCGCCTTTTAGTTGGCTACCCGCACTCCATGTGGGAGAAGTTGTTTTATGGTCCATCCATCTAATCCAATTAGACTGAGCGTTGATAACATCTACATAATAGTTAGATGTTCCATCGTTAGCCTTGGCGTCTGAACCAATAGACATGAATGCAAAAGTTTCGAGTACAGTATTAGCTGTACCACTGATAAGTCCGTCCTCGTCTATGACGATTACGTGAACCTCATCGTTATAACTTGCAGATCTGCCTAAGTTAATTGCGTAGTCTGATGTTCCAGGTTTTCCATCGAATTGGCCTGCGAAAGCCCATGCGTTGAAATTGTTGGTTGTAACGTCAGCCGTTACCATCTCTACTTTTAAACTGTTTCCTAAGTCTCCTGGGAACTTTGCAGCCCATTGACCTACAGAACCAGCTCCACCATCATAACCGCTATTAGTATAATGTTCGTCGTTCTTAATTAAAAGACCAGAACCATCCGCTGTAGCATTGTCATGACCACTAGCAGCTCTAACGACTTTTAATGCATTACCATATTTCAAAAATGCAGAAGCAGTTAAGAAATATAATGCAGTATTGTCATCAGGCGTACCAAAGGTTGACAGTAGTTCTTTTTCAGAACCAACTGATACAACTTGTTCTACTGGACCCCAATTAAAAGATCCTGCAAAACCACCAATAGAAGTTGAAACGGCAGGTACTACGGAAGTCGCATCAATTTCTTTGACTTGAACTCCTGGTGATACTTGAAATGCCATCGCTTTATCCTCTCATTAAGGTTTATATTTTAAGTTAACATAATACGGTTTTTTATTCAATCATAGTTATTTATAATATAAATAAACTCTAGAACAGCCCCGTATTTCTTGTTTCTTCTTCAAACCATACAGTTCCATCTTCATCAACTGTTCTTTTATCTCTATTTTCATTTGGTATAAATCCAAATGGTATCATATCGTCTTGTATAGCTTTTAATTGTTCTTTATATAACATGTTTTTCATATCAATATCAGATATAGATCCAAATATATCTGTTGTAGTAAACCATGCAAATAGTACTAAATTCATCATTAAATCATCATGATTAGGCGCTATAGCCATAAAACTACTCCCTTTAGCTACAAAAGTAGTCATTTCTATAATGGTTTGAGCGTCATGAATTGTTAGTTTTCTTTGTTCTATTAAATCTTTTATTGATGAACAACCAATTCTTTTTACTCTTCTTGTCATTGTAGCACCAATAGAATTCTTTTTAACTACTGATTCTACAAACATGTTTTCATATTCTAAATCATAATATAACCCATTACATACTACCACACCTTGATCATTTGATTCTACTATAATATAAGCTTCATTATAACTTTTAGCCCATTTATATATTAAATCAGGTAATAACATAGGAGATATATTATTATCTCTAAATGTTCCTACTTGTTCAAATGTGTCTGTGGTTATATCAATAATAGTAAACGTACTATAGTCTTGGCCTCTTCCCTTAGCCACATCAACAGTCATGACATAACTATGTCCTTCAATTGGTTCTTTATATATTGAAACATTTTCCATAAAATAGATAGGATCCATTGCTTTTTGAGCTAATAAATGATTAGCAGCAATTAATGTATTACCTCTTCCATGGAATGTATTACCAAACTCTTGTTCAAATTGAAGCTCTGATGTATTCGCAATAGTAGTAGCTTTCCATTCATCATCTCTTCCTGGAACATCCCACCAATCTACTCTAAAAGCTTTATATTCATTTGTTTCTGTAACGGCACCTTCCCATAATTTATGGAATACATTACCTACTCCATTTGCAGTC